TGAATTTGTAGCCACTATTTCAGCTTTATCGTTCAAACCTTTCTGATATGTTGATAATGCGATAAAAGTTGTGGCACTTCATGCAGTAAGAGATTGAATACAGTTGAATAGATTTATGTTACCTGCAGTTTCACTAAGTCATATATAAAAATCTCATGGATCTACACATAATCACGCCGCTTTTGCTGTATACACGATTCAATTTAATGTTACCGTTTCTCCGGCAACCATTATTGCGGTGGTTGTATAAATTCTAGTATTCAAAAAATCTGATCATGATGTATGATCTGCGTTTCAGATATATGCTTTTCAGTTTCTTGTTACTCTATCTCATTTTAGATATGCGGTCGCTGTCGCTCGTGCGGTATGTGTTGGTTCAGTATATTTTACTGATACCATCTTCATTTTCTCAAAATCGGTAGGAAGCGCATATTTATTTCTGCATATCCTGGTATCGATCTTTGATGATTTTTTGATAAAATCTTCGTTTATCAATTTCTTCTGATCAATAATCTCTTGATAGATATCATCACAGTATCTTATTGCGTTTGCTGCATCTACATTTCAAGAGTCACATCTTGCTTCAAGATAAGCATCAGCGATTGTTTGAGCCACTATCGTTACCATGAATATTTTGTAAATGCTAAATAATTATGTGATGGCGCAAGAAAGTTGCTACAAACTGCGCCATCCATATAATTAGTTAAGGTATCCACATTTCAAAGAAGTCATGATAATATCTCCTGATAGATCACCATGTTGTATTTGTCTGATACATGGTACTACAACATCTCCAGTATCAAATTTATAGTCTAGTGTTACAGTAGGTGTAACTAGTCCACCAGAAGCCAACAATGCAGCAGTTTTAGCCAATTTGTAGCTAACTTTACCGTCTGTTGTCACTTCTACTCTCAATACTAATGTTTCAGCATCAGTACCATTATCAGTAGTATCAGTAAGAACTTCACCAGCATTATTAAGATTTGTTGCTAGTTTGATATCTGTTCTGATAAGACCAATCATAGCATAATCAGTATAAGAAGATCTAGCTTTAGCGAAAGCAGCAGATTTTCTGAATCCTACAAGAAGTTCGTTAGCTCCGGAAACATCTACAACAGTAAATGCAGCTTCGATAAAGAATCCTACTGGTTCAGCATCAATAGTGAAATTGAATCTAGCATCTGCTTGTGCAGGCACTTGAAGATTAAGTTCAATACCGTTAGTATCAACCTGATCCATAGATATATCAAGTCCAGTAGCGGCACCTTTAGGAGCAAGCAATGCTTGAGCTTCAATATTACTACAATAAAGAACAGATTTTGGGAATCTAACGATATTGGTTACAGCATCAGTAGTGATAGGCAACGCTACTCCTAGAATATCAGAAGAAACAGGATAGTCCTGGAATAATTCTTCAAACTGAGAAGAAGCGAGATTCAAATCTCTTGTTGCTCTAGCAGTCTGTTTTAAGGTATTTTCAGTCATGGTTTTTTTGATAAGAAAGATAAAAGGAAATAGGGAGCAATGCTCCCTATCGTTATTAGACTACAGCTCCTGCAGATTCAAATACCACTATTGATGATTGATTAAGAATTTTTACAGCAAATGCTTTCTTAACACCGATAGTCATTCTTTGATTCAAAGGATCTGCAGTACCACCACTACCAAACGGTTTTATGATAGTTTCAAGTTCTTGTAAAGATGTTGTTCCAAACGCTCTTTTTCCAAGAAAAGTAGTAGGATATACAGTGATAGCAGAAGCATAACTCTTGATGTTAGATGATTCAATCATCCTTGCACCATGAATCATACCAATTTCTCCTCTATAAATATCTTCTTGTCCTGCACTAGTATATTGTTTGAATTGTAACCATCCACCAGCTCCAGTTTCAGTACCGATCCGATGTGATACGAAAGGATGAATAAGTCCAACATAAGCGTTTGCGCTGAATCTTGGAGCGTTCATACCCTTCAATTTAGTAACAACAGCAGCGATATCGTACGTGAACATAACATTAGTTGCACCCAAAGCAGCTCTATTAGCAGCTCTTACACCTCCTGCAGTAGTTGCAGCATATACTCTGTTTGTTGCATTATCAGTTACTTCATTCTGGATAACATTATCAACGATTCTTGCCATATTATCTCCGAGAATCTCAGCGACAACATCAGACATATTGAATAACGCTTTTTTTGTAAGTTTATCAGTCAAGATAACATACAATCCATACTGTTTAGAAATAGCGGTAATAGTTTCAGCAGTATAAGCAACATCGTTTGGAGTAACACCATCAATAATCTCTGATTGTGATGGAGTGAGATTAAGTGCAGGGAATTTTGCCCAAACTACATTATCTGCTCCTGTTTCATCAATCGGGGCCATACCGAATTGAGCGAAGATTACATTCGGCTCAAAATTCTTTAAGACTGTTTTAACAACCTTATTCATAAATGCGTTTGCAGAGGTTGATGTACTCGTTTTTAACCCATTATATGTCATCATGGTATATTCTGGTAAAGCAAATAAAAAGTTCCCTTTTATTTGCCAATATGTTTTTTATTTCCCTAGATAGTGATCTAAATCAGCATAGGCTTTATCTTCTTCTTTGGCCAGTTTATCCTGTTTAGAGTTTCCTCCATTATTCTGTCATCAGAAGTTGTTTACTGAGTGTTTAGGTCTTTGTTTGTTCTCGTCAGAACCAGTATTTTTACCAAACAATACAGTATACGCCTTTTTTAAACTATATCCATAATCTTTTTGGAGAGCTTGGATATGTCTTAATTCTGGATCAGATAATTCAGGATATTCCTTCAAAAAGATATTCAATTCCCTTTCTGCAAGTGATGTGGATTTTCTTTGATCAAGCATCTTTGATGTTTTATTCTCAATGATTTTCTCGATGACTTCAAGATCCTCCTCACTATATTTCTCTTTTATCTTTGCGATTTCCTCTTCGCTAAGATTTTTAGAGTTTTTTAGTGATTGCATCTCTTTTTGTAGATTAGCAATTGTTCTGTTTTGTGATGTTACGGTTTTGTGCATCCTTTGGTACTTATCTTCCTTAGGATTCTTTCATTGATCATGGTTGTCTTCATCTTCACTACCATCATCCTCTTCTCAGTCTTCCGCATCATCATCAAATCATTCTTCTTCATCTTCATCATTTACGCCTGATGTTGGCAATTCGTCACGCAAATTGTGGCGCACGTCTGTTTGACAGCAAGTTTGAAACGTTCGAGGTTCAGGATAGATCGGCTGATCTGTCAGTCAAGTGCTGGCGATGCAGCCATAAAAAAAGGAAACTCTTTATTGTCCAATATGGTGTCCATCTTCCGAGATGGATACCGCCAGGGCAAAGAGAACCCAAACCAATTCTGTGTTAGAATGTCACTTGTCTGGCTCGATTGGCCGATTTATCCTTACCTTATAAACGAGTTGTAGAAAAAGAAGAGGCAGACTTCGA